CTCTTCCTCAGAGTCCTGATGATCGGTTTGCCATCCTCAGTTATCCGTGCGTGGAATAAGGCCTTGAAAGCCGTTCCCAGGTATACCCCTTAGGGTAATCTGTTACGCGTGCGGGAAATCGAGTGTGGACATTCCGCCATTAGTACCCCTTTGCATTTGGCTACCTGGCTTGAACTACCAGGTCATCAATTGCTACCCACCTCGTCCGATATTTCGTTCGAGGTTTCTGCGGTGTACCAGAGGTCCATATATCGTATGGGCTTGGTGCTTCGGTAAAATACTGAAGCAACGCAGATTCGCCTGAGGTCAACGGCTCACGAGTCTGGACACAATAAATGGTCCCGACACGAGCCTCGACCCGCTGGAGGGTAACGTTCCAACGACAGGGCATGTCGTTGACGTACTCCCTGGTACGGGTCTTCAAACCAAAGGCACCGGCTCTCATTGGTACCATCGGTATAGCCGATGGCAATGTCGACGCCACAAATCGACTCGTGTGCAACAAGAACTTTTTGTAAAAGTTATTGCTACACTCGACCGTAGTGGCTAGAGATTCCGGTTTACCGTCATTCGCGCCTTTCCAATACACGGGTGTCACGTCGACCCCGTTAAAGGCGTCAAGACCGCAACTCTCTCTGAAACGTCCGTTCCAGAAAGATTTGTCAGTATTGACCTTAAAGTCAAGGACTTTAAGAGCCGCGAAAAACAGTTCCCGACAGTCAGTGGGGATGACGATATCATCCCCAAAGACGGACACCTCTCCTGCGAGGGCACGAATGGCCCTAGTCGTTGGGCGTATCCCCCGTTTGGTCAAAACGGTTGATAACGCGACGGCCAGGAACATAAGTGTTTCGACAGGAAAGGTACAGGCGCTCCCCATGGTGGAGAACTTTCTCAAAGGTATGACATCTGGGAGATCATCACAGATGCCCTGCCTCACCATGCGGGTCCGACATGCAGCCAAAGCAACTAATAGGCGCGGATTGCACCTAAAAAGTTGCCCAACTGCATGACACGTGACACGATCGCTCGCAGCCGACAAATCGACTGTACAGAGCGAGCCGTCCAAAGACCCGCGTCTACAAAGTGCCTGGTTATGAGTCTGGTCGCGAAAGCGAACAAACTTTGATAACCAGGTTCCGTGGACGCGTCCACGCAAGTAGTCCCAGACATTTTGCTGGCACCATTGTCGTGCACAAGGTTCCGCGGCGATAAGCCGTGGTCGCTTATAGTCTTTGGGGACCGCAACGAGTCGAGAAGGCCACTCAGCGCAGTTTGAACTACGCTGAGAAAAGTCAGAGACTCGGGGACACTGGATGTGCCCTCCGTCTCCGACTGGCGCAACTCGGCCCCGCGGCCATTCCAAAGGGTCCAGAAGATCACCACCTCCGTATAAGGAGGAACGATGAACTCCTCGATCCCAAAGGTCACGCGCCCAACTTCCAAAGTTATGAAAACCATAACTGGAGATTGGGAAGGATTTGTCCAGAAGATCGTCCCAGCCGTCGCAGAGGAGTTTGTACTTCTCTGGACGGCCAGGCGCTTCTGAAACAGCTCCTGGTCCGTGTCTGAACGACCAACGATCCGGGTCGTAAGACCCGATCTTGGCCGTAAGAATGCTTGACACGATGTCAAGGATTCCCAGGAAGACTGACAATTCGAGCCCCGAACACTCGGAAGAGTGGTCAGAAGCTCCAGATACAACCTTGGCCCTGTAGTAGGGCGACTTCCCGTATCCACGGTAGGTCTCCTGAAACTGAGCCTCAGTTGGGTCTGTTACCCAAACCTTATCTGGCTCGGGTAACGAAACGTCGACATCGTAAAAGGCTCGGACTTCTGCCCGAACCTTTTGTTCACTACAAGTGAACGGCAGCTTCTTCGCGACAAATAGAATTTGGCGCAGCAGAAGAATTGCCTGGATGTCATAGTCTTCCCTCAGAGAACCAGCCTCGTCAAACACAAGTAAGTAGAGTCCCCTAAGAAACTTAGGGATCACTACTCTGCTGGAATACCGCTTTGTTAGCGGTAGACCAGACAGCTCGTACTTGCCGGAAGATAAGCACCTATCCAGGTGCTTACCTACAGCAGGGAGGTCTTGGAGATAAACACCAATACCTCTCTGTTCCACGAGGCTCTGAAGACGGGTGAGATCTTTCTCAAATTCCGCCCTCAGCGTCGGGTAGGCCTGAGTAGCATCCTTAAAGATTGCTACAAAGACCTGGTTCAACTCCCTAACATGGCGATTAGACATACTGGGATTAACTCCTAGAAATGTCCCATGCCGTCAGGGAACACGCAACCACTCCGAGACTGGACGTAACGACGAGTTACGATTCCCAGCCAAGGAGGCTCGTAAGAAACGCGTCGCTCGTGACGATCATCAGATCGGCCACGGCATCCGCGAGATCTTTCGAGGTCTCGGAAGGCAAAACCTCCCACACGAAGTAGAACTTTCGTTGATACTCCGGAACGTCACCGGCGGCAAAGATCGTTTGCACAATTTCAAAATTGTGCCGATCGTAAACCGGCCGGGTGGCGCTCGCACTCGTCTTGGAATGACGAATTCGAGCACGGTACTCAGACGTTGAGTTCTTGAACATGTACTCCGAAGAGTACGCGTCCTGGTTGATCTTCACAAGTGTGATGTCACCACCAACCTGTGGAAGAACGAGCGTGTTTCCCAACATGGGAGAATCCTCTGGCACTGTATGGTCTTAAGCACCCGGCAATAGCCGGAGTGCAGCCAGCGATGCCAGGATCGACATCTTCCCACTATCAATAATGGGAAGCGAAGGATAGGGAAACGGGAGAATTGGAGTGCATGGAAAGCGCTCCTTCCTCTCGCATCGCAACACGTAGTCACTATCCAATGTGACCCACGATGTTGAGATGCTGCGATCTACTTTTGCGTCGATGATTGAGTTCATCTTACGCATTACGCAGATCTTCTGCCAATGCAAGTCTACACTGTTATTCGTTGCGGCGATTACATCGCCAACATTCGAAAACCAGTCAACTAGCCACGACCAAGGAGTCAATTCCCAGGCCGCGGCGAGCGCTTCATGACTAGTAATGCCGTAGTTAAGTCGATTCGCTAGATTAACTAGCGGACCGTAACCTAACTTCGGCAAAACACTATCAGGCGCCAGTTTCCACTGGGCCGTACCCCACACCTCTTTGGTGTAGTAGTGCTGAAGCGGTCCTTGTAACAGGACCCCGTACCCCGCATGAAACCAATGATTGGTCTCATTTGTGGTTCGGACCGTAGACTTGCCCAGATGGCACCGTCTCCGCATGACACGACCATCACGCAAAGAGTATAACTCCATCAGGCGATTATCAAACGCCCGAGCGAAGTCACACAGCTTGCGTAAGTCACTCAGCATAGGACGAAGGGCCCAGCGCCACGAAAGGTGGCTCTGTGCGACTTTCCGAAGAAAGCCGTCCCCTCGTATTTTGACGAGTGAAGGAAGATCCTTGAGTTCACCAATAATCGTAGGTACACTCACGTGAGGTACATTCGGGTTGGTGCCAGCAAGGATAGACCACGCGAAGTTATTCAGGTCAATACCTGTCAAACTTCCCCAGTGGTTTGTGGGATCAAACGGGATAGGTTTGTCAGCAATCGGGAAGCCCAGGAATTCTTGGGCCTTCACCGAGTTGACATACGTTTCACCGTTAAGGAGAGGGTAATGCAGAGTCCACGTGCGCTTTACAAACTGGTTCACACCAGTGAGATTGCCCACGACGTCCTCGCAGTCCTCCACTATTCCCTGAAGAGCACTGTCGGAGAAAACGGTCGGGGGGTCAGTGTACGGGGCAGTAGTATCGTAAAGATACTGCGTACCAAATACCTGAGTCCTAAGATCGCGAATCCGATAGCGTGTCATCAGGAAATCCCTTCCTGTCAGTCATATCCAAGGGCAGAGCGATAGCTCAAAACGAGGAAGATCCTCATTGAGGCACCTACACGAGTAGGTGCC